CGGTGTGGACAACCCAAATTACCAACATGGGGGTTATATAGGAGACTTCAAAAAATTGAGGAAGATAGTTTTAAATCGGGACAGTTTCATCTGTGTAGGTTGCAATACGAAGGAGAAGAAGTTATCTACAAAAGACGGGACAGTGCGAACAAACCTATGTGCTCATCACATAGATCACGACCGGTCAAACAACAATCTTTGCAATCTTATAACGCTTTGTCGTCAATGCCATGTGGCTCACCATCAAATTACAGACAAAGCTGGGAAACCCTCACCGTTTCCGGAGTTGAAAAAATTAGCGGAGGAACGCACATTGTTTATGACCTTGAAATAGATCATCCAGATCATAATTTTATTGCGAATGGGTTTGTTGTCAGCAACTGTTTCATCGATGACCCCATCAAAAGCAGTGCGGACATTCGAAATCCTGTGATCCGTGAAGAAATGAACAACAACTGGTCTTCAGTTATTGCACCTATTATTTTTGAAGGAGGCAGAGCCATCTGTTTAGGAACTAGGTTTCATCCGCTAGACATCCATAAAACAATGTTTGTACCAGATCGCGGGTGGAAACAAGTCACGCAAGAAGCTTTGACTTATGACGACCAAAGTGAGCCTGAAAGTTATTGGCCTGAGCAGTGGAGTGTTGAGTATTTATTAGGACAGAAAGAACTTGATCCTGTTGCTTTCGCTTATCAGTACCAACAGCAACCGGTGATGACTTCGGATCTAGTCTTATCGCCAGACTTACTTGTGAAAGGTGATGTTGTAACTGAGTTTGATTCACTTGCAGTCGGTGTGGATTTATCGGCTAGTAAGAGTGAGACATCAGACTATACTGCGTTCGTCTTGGGCGGTAGATTAAAAGATAAGTATTATATTATTGATGCACATCAGATTCGGACTATAGGAAACCTTGAGAAGATAGATCTACTGTGTAAGATGTTGGTCGAATGGGGCATACTTACAGAAGATGCGGCAGGAGAGTTTTTTCCGACTTACTCAACTTGTACATTGGTTGTTGAGTCAGTTGCTTACCAAGCCTCGCTTGCCGCAGATCTTCGACGCATTATGTTGACTGATAAAGGACTAGGTAACATACACATCCACGAGGTCAAAGGTTTCCGTGGTGATAAGGTGTCTCGGTTTAGGGGAACATTAGGTCTATTAGAAAATAAAAAAGTGATATTTAATCGGTATCGAAAATTTGACCTATTGTTTGACCAACTAGTTAACATAGGTGCTACATCGCATGACGACTTACTAGATGCATACACTCACTTAGTTTGTTTTCTTCAACGTCGCGGTAACTTTGAAATGGAGTACTAATGTCAAACAAATTTTTCGTTGCTGTTACAGCACATAATCCTCTAGAGCGGTTTGACGTGCTTCTGGAAACGTTACGAGCTTATAGTAAAATTCCAGGTCACAAAGACTTCTACATTTTTATTGATTTTGAACACAAGCAGGATAAAGATATAGTTTTTGACCTGCTCGAACCTAATTTAGGTGCCTGCGGTTTAAATATTGTTGTTGCGGAACCTGAGTACACAGGTTTTAGTTTAACTTGGGCGCACAAACCTCTTTTGATACAAGCCGTTCAAGCAAAAACGCATGATTTTTATGTATATACAGAAAATGATATGCTTTTCACGCATAAACATTTTGACTATTGGGTGTCTTGGAAAGATAAGTTAAAGGAGTTAAACCTAGAACCTGGTTTTTGTCGATTTGAGCGTTTTAATGAACGTTCCATACCCTTTGATAACTACCGAAGATGGGAGTTAAACGGACTTACAAAATCCGTGTGGGGCGAAAGACCGTATAAAGCTCAAACTTTCATAACGCCTTACGATGATTTTGTTTGTTTTGTGTCTCTAGGTAATCCTTATATGGGAATGATGATACTAGATCAGGATATGGCTGATGAATACATTGTCTCTGACAGTTGCGATCCTATAAAAAGTTTTAACTTGACGAAATTTCGTTGTTGGCCGATCGCTGACAGAAGTTCTATGGGACTTGCTTTTGAAAAACTTGCTTTTGAACAGGAGCACCGCCGTGTTGTGCCGTTGATTAAAGAACGAGGTAAACTCTGCATAGCCCCCTGCGGGCTGCTTGAGCACCTAGATACAAAATACAGTAAAGTTTTGTCTGCAGAAAATTTATCTTTGTTAGATATAACTCAGATGTTCAGCGTGTAGTCTGTGACCCAATCCGATGCTTTCTTATTCAATGAATTTGATTTTATGGAACCTCTAAAAACTTCAGAAGATCCAGTCAACAGTCCATCGCACTATACACAAGGTGCTGTCGAGTGTATTGATGCCATTGAGTCTGCTTTAGGTGTTGAAGGGTTTAAAGCGTACTGTCGCGGAGCCTGTTTAAAGTACCTGTGGAGAACTGAGCATAAAAATGGTGTTGAGGACTTAAAAAAATGCGCGTGGTATTTGAGACGTTTAATAATTATTTGTGAAAAATACGATTAAACTTAGAAAAACTTTTGTTGTTATGGACGTTAGAGCTTTTGGATCTGTATATGGGCAATCTTCGACCTTACCTTATGCAAGTGGTTTTCATTATGTGCCTGCAAGTGGACTAAAACGTTTTTCTGCCGCTCGTGGATTTTATATTATGACTGATGCTGGTCAAGATCATTATTTAACAGTCGAGATGACTGATACACCTGGTCAGCAGATCCCATTAGTGCGATTGAATGCTGAGGCAATTGTGCCTATGTCGATAACAGCTATTCATAGTGGTACTGTTCACAATGTTATCGTTTTTTACTAATGAACTCTTTTAACAACGCCGCTTTTGGGTTTTCAAAAAACTATCAAGAGCAGATGAACGCCGCCGATGCGCAGCGTCGAGCCAATCAATCGGCTGATTCAGCATTTGCTGAAATGTCGGCGGAGGATGAAACGTCACTAACAGGTCAGCCACAGCCATCTCTGAATCCCGGTGGGTATTCTGCCGATACAAATTCTTCAGAATTTGATCAAAATACAAACGCAGATGTAAATCTTTTGACAAGAGCTAAGCGTCGTGCAGCTAAATATCTAGGACAGAGCTAAGCTACTATAGTGGCACCCGCTCAGGCGATCTATGCTTATCGATTGCTTTCCGTACTTTAACGAGAAAGAACTACTAGAACTCCGTATTAGGACTCTCGAAGATTACGTTGACGGATTTTTGATAACAGATGCCAACAGAACGCATCGAGGTGACGAAAAGCCTTTTACCTGCGTCGATACTCTTAAAGAACTTGGTATCGACGACAGTAAAGTTCAAGTCTTACACGTTGAGTTACCTTCTATTGAGGAAGCACCAGATCCGTGGTTGCGTGAACGAGCCCAGCGCGATGCTTTAGGTGTTGGGCTTCATATGTGTTCAGACGAAACGTTCTTTGTTTGCTCCGATTGTGATGAGCTAGTCAATCCTCTTAAATTAGATAAACTAAAAACCGCAGCTGAAACGTCAAAGCAAGTAGTGCGGGCTAGCATGTCTATGCACTATGGACGCGCTGATCGGCAGTTAATAACTCCTGATGGTGTTCTGCATGAGTGGCAACGAGCTTTTGTTTCTACGGTTGGTTTTTTAAAAAAACACAGCACACTCTCCGTAATGAGGGAGAGCCAAGATAATCTGTATCTAGGTGAAAGAGATTTTGGTTGGCATCTAAGTTGGATGGGTGACGGTGTACGACGAAAGAATAAACTCAGATCTATTGCTGAGTACTATATGTGGGACACACCAGACGTACAGCGCAGATGTGAGCTGTTTGAACCCCAAGAGGGAAACCTCGATATGCTTGGGCGTGACGATCACTTAATTACCACTTATCCTTTAAGCGCTCTGCCCTCAAAATTATTTGAGTTGGAGCGCGTCAAAACCTATCTCCTTCCTGAAAATGTTAATTGATTGTTTTCCTTATTTTAACGAACGCGAGTTACTTGAATTACGCATTTCCTTATTAAAGGATCATGTCGATGGTTTTTTAATCGCAGATGCGGATCGAACTCATAGAGGAGAGCCAAAGGCTTTTACATGTGCCGAAACCATTAAGGAGTTAGGTTTACCCGCTGATTTGATCGAGGTTATCCACGTCAAACTTCCTCCTGTTGACGAGGAACCGGATCATTGGGTCCGTGAGCGTGGACAACGCGATGCTCTTGGTGTTTATCTCTCGGAAATGCCAAAAAATGCTGTTTTTATTTGTTCTGACTGTGACGAACTCCCTAACCCAGCAAAATTTGAACAGATAAAAACTGAACTTGAGGCAAATCCTGATGCAATTTTAGGTTTGGATATGTCCATGCACTACGGGAGGGCAGATTTACAGCTCTGTACTCCCCTTGGTGAGCTTTTTCACTGGCATTGTGCAACGATCTGCACTGCAGGAAGACTTGCTTCATTAGGATCTATAACAAATGTTCGTCGTCAGACTACACGTAAGGTAATAGGAGACCGTGATGCTGGGTGGCATTTAAGTTGGATGGGTGACTCTGAAAGAAGACTTAAAAAACTTAAATCTTATGCACACTGGGAGACCGATATGCCTACTGTTGTTGAGACTTGTAAGACATTTGAAGCAGTACCCGGCAATATAGATATGTTGGGTCGAGAAGATCATATGCTTACTGCGTTTCCAATGGAGAATTTACCGCTAGAAGCGGTTACACTGGAAAGAGTCAGAAAGTATCTTCTTCCAGATGACTAATAAAATGCCCGCTGAGCTCTTGAAAAAGTTTCAAGAGAAAAATCAAGGGGACAAAGAATCAAAGGGTGGTGAACCCCGTGGCAAAGAAGAATCACGTAAAAGGGCTTTAGCAAAAGCTCGTAAGGCCAAACAGATGGCAGCCAAGAAGTAATCTTTAATCGTTTTGTCCTTAACTTGAATGTCTGCGAGCTCAACTGAGACCAGAAAACGGTTTAATGAGATCCTGGAGGCCTCACGCACCCAGGATCGAAGCAACCAATCGGCCACGATGGTTGTTTTAAGCCATTTACAGCAGATGACTCTTCTTATGATTAAGAAGGGTGTAACATTCTACTGTGATCAGGATACGTATAAAAGTCGTTCAAAGTTTTTAGACAACGTCATAAAGCTGAATAAGATTGATATTCGATTTCCTTCGATTATCAGGAATTTCTTAATTGATGGTGCTGGTCTCTTTTATTTTCGCCCTGACCCAAAGTTAAAATACCAGATTTACTTTTTTAACAAAAATCAATATCGTGTTTATCACGATGTAAACGGTGAAGTAGAAGAAGTAATCATTATCTACAGCTATAAAGTTAAAAACAGTACTTTAGGTCTACCTAGTAATGCGTACGGGCAAAATAAACGGTACGTTCGACTTTCTATTACAGCTGAAGAGATTAGTGAGGTCGAAACTGATAGTGAATTAAGTTTTGAGCTTGAACCAGGTGCAATTTTAACTCCAAGTAAAAAAAGACCTAACATGCTTGGTTTTATACCAGCTGTTGAGGTATTAAACAAACCAAACGCAAGCGGGACGGAAGGAGAAGGCGAGTTTGATCCTTTTATGGAGCAAATTGTTCTCCACGATCAACTTGCACGGAACATTTCTAAGAACATTGAATTTTTTGGTAATCCAACACTAATTAGTTCGCGTCCACGTAGTGATCTTGTCGAAGCGTCAGATAGTCAGTCAACTTTTAGACCTACGATCAGCAGTCAAAGTGGTTTTTCTGGAGTCGATAGCCCGTCGACAAGAGTAAGTGAACCTTTTGGCGCCTCGATGGGTGGTGGCCTGCGTGTTCCGCGAATTATTGCGAACGTAGAACCTTCCGACCGCGTGGGCTATATGACACCTGACCCCGTTAACGGGGACATGAGCAGATATCTTTTGTTGTTAAGAGAAGAGATACGGACTGCACTTGGCGGTGTTGACGAAATTTCAATTTCAGCCGGGGCTACTGCGACTGAAATTAAAGGTTTGATGGGTCGAGCGCAGGCCACGGCGTTAAGAAAAAATAAATCATTCCTTGTGTACGGCTTTAATCGTCTTTTAGAAATGATGATTTACCACCAAGAATTAATATTTCGAGAGTCATTTGTAGCTGCTTCCGGGTTGAAAGAACCAAAACCTCCGACAGAACAAACACCCGAAGCAATTGAAAAGTATCAAACTGCAAACGTAAAGTTTGAAGGAAAGTTAGAGCAGGTGATGAAGGTGGCCTTGGCAGAGAATAAAGTACCCCGTGGGGTTATCGGACTACCAGAAGATGGTGATCGTACAGTTACTTATAGGTATCAAGGTGATGTTTATGAAGATACGGCTTACGATGTAAACCAAAAATCTATTGTTGTTCGTAACCTACAAGAGCTGGGAGTTGATAGTATAGAAGCGTTGAAGTTCTTATTTCCAGAAAAAACTGATGCTGAACGGGCTGAGATGTTGAAGGGTTTCCCTTTCCGTATGGTTCAACAAACTCAGTCAGCTATGCAACAATTTCTGGTATTATTACAACAGATGTTGCAATCTCCTCATCCGCTTGCGCCTAACCAACCGCTTGCAGCTGATCCGAGATTGAATATCACTCCGCTAATCTATAGAACTTTCGACCATCTCGCGGAAGAACTAACCTACTCGGGTAGCTATGAGCCAGCAGATCCAAGCTTCGACCCCGAGCCCGGTCTCCCAGGCAGTAGCCTCGGACCAGGGCTCAACCGCTTACCCCCAGTGGGTAACCCAAACGCCTACCCCGGCGGTAGCTTCGGCAGCTACAGCCCAATTGCCGTCGCCGGGAATACCGACTACGGGGCCTACTACCAACAGCCAGTACAACCAGTTAACGTCGCCGTCCTCCCCCAACAATCCGTGGGAAGCAGCGATGGGTTCACTGGAGCGGGTGCTTACGCAGATCAACCCGCCGTACCCCAGCCAGGCTCAACCGTCGCCCTACCAGGTGGCACAGCCGCAGGTTACTCAACAGAGCAATCTGGCTTCACAGGTCCAACCTTGGGCTTACCAGGCACAGCAGGTAGCGCAGACCTTGCCTACCAGCGTCTCACCGACCCAGGTTTCCTCGCAGACTTCTACGGCCCCACAAAGCGGCCCACACGGTCTAAGCCCCGCAACTCACGCCGTAGTTAACCACTTCGGTATCGAGGCTCCCGGCATTCTCAATCAGTACTCTTGTGCTCTTGAGGACATGCTGATGGATCAAGCGGGTCGTATGGATAATCTCGCACTGCGTCACGACGCTATGGAGACTATCTTGACCAATCCCGATCACTTAGCCAACTATACTGACCGCTTCTTCACTGACGTCTATCCTGTGGACATTGACTCTCCCGGACAAGGTCAACAAGCTCCCCAGGCTTATCAGCCCAGGTACGATATGCCCGCACCCCCTGCTAATGCCGGTGGGTCTACTCAGGCACCAGCTCCTCAACAACAGTGGGAGACTTTTGGTGACGTGATGAATCGCAGCCCAGAGAACGCTTGGCGTTATCTCAGTCAGATTGGGCCCGAAGCTCTTCGCAGCAAGCTCCTGTTCATGGATGCTTCTTAGTAACGTTAGATGGTCGAAATTGTCTCCCTCGGAAACGGGGGAGCTTTTTTTTGCTAATGTACAAGTACCAACTGATTAATTATGAGAGCTCTAGGAACCTTGCGTCGTAAGCCAAGTTTAGAAAAAGAAGTTCAAGAGGTTGTTGTTAATCAACCCCTTGAGGTTGTCACTCCTGTGCTTCCTCCTGCACCCCAAGCTCAAGTTGAGCTGTCGTCTGATTTTGAAGGCTCCGTGGAGCTTAGCTGAAGCTTACGTAATCTTTTTTGGATTTCGTATTCAAAGTATTTTTCAGCTGCGTTAAGCATACGAATTCCGGCGTAACCGCAGATAAAAGAGGCCGCGATGGCTTCATTTTTTGTTAATTTAAATTTATCGTGAAAAACTGGACTAATAAATGTAGCGAGGAATAATCCGACAACAGTTGTTTTAAGAAGGTACACAACGAGTTTTGATCGTTTTTGTGGGTGCACGAGAGAATCCGTTAAGGAACCCGAAAAACATGCTACCGAAGTTTCTGGATCTTCAAAAAATATTGTTAGAAACCTTTCTGCATTGACCATTGGGAGAGATAACTTCTTTACAGATTGTAGAGGAGTAGAATTAATTTATACGCTAAAACAACATGGTTTACACTCCTTTAACAAACTGGCGCTATGATAATAGTCTTTATCACCGAATACAATCGGGGCCACAGCGTACAGGGGATAACTTAAACTTAACTGATACATATAAAGTAGTATCAAGTGGTTACATGCTCCCTAGTGGAGTTCAGCAAACATGGTTTGGGGTAAACCTTGAAGGCGCTGACTTTGGTTTAATCCCCGTGGGGCCACCAAACATAAGTGGGTACTTGAATACGGAATGGAGGGCGGTACCACCTGCTATTTCTGGTTATTGGACTAATTATGAAAATACACTGCCTCACGCTTCCGGTTTACTAGACACCTATGTTGGCTTTAGGGCTCAAGGTCGGTACAGCGTTGCTGGTCGCACTGTCCAAACAGCTTTAGGTCCTCAACCTGGACTAAAAGATTTTGGTACCTATACGTGGTTTGGAGCTAGTGTTCCTGACAACCAAAATTATGATCCTTTTAAAACGCCGAACAGTAATACTCCGTACGAATACGATTCAGATTTAGGTGCTTTTGTAGGTAACGGGATCACAGGCGGTCCCGGATCTTTTCAACGCGTTCGTTATCCTGCTTTGACAAACCCAACGAACGACACATCAGGTTCTCGCGCTGCGTGGGTTTATAGTCCTCCTGTATATTGTCAAGTGTTTACGGAAGCAATTCGTAGTGATTTGCCGGGTCAAATGAGTGTTGTGTCTCGTACTAGCTATCGAGGTAAATCGACAAGATACGTGCCTAACTACGGATCTGTGTACGGTGTGTTAGGTGAAGGTGTTAGAAATATGATCCGTAAAGTAGCTGGTTAAACCACTAAGATTGCGACACGTTTTAGTTACATCAGCAAAATAAAAGGTTAATATAACTCTTGTAGTTTCTTCAGGATTATCGATGTTTATCGATAACGATTTTCCGAAGATTCTTGGTGCAGAACTTTACCGTCCTCACCCCGCATACATCGTCGAGATGGCTGCGGAACCTGTGGTTGTTCATGACTTCTTGACCTGCTAAGGTCTGGGAACTTCCGAGTGAAAGCTCGGTCGAACAATTCCGTGAATTGCTGGAAAGCCGGACCCGTAAGGGAGGTCAATCAGCAGCCAAGCCAACCCGAAATGGTTGGAAGGTTCAACGACTAACACTGCTCGAATGCTCTCTCGAAGCGACCGCTCGTTCCTTAAAGGTGTTTGTATAGGTGACGGATGTCTAAGGCATCAAGTTACTTATCCGAATCTCGTGCTCACGCACTCCAAAAAACAGTTTGAGTATCTCCGCTGGAAAGTGGGACGCTTAAACAGAATTTTTGGAATAAAACAGCCAGTTAAGGATAGAGTATGCACAAACCAATCAGGAAGTTTTCCTGGTTGTCAGTGGTGGTCTAATCAACAAGAGCTACTGCTTCCTTTATATAAGGAGCTATACCCACAAGGAATAAAGGTGCTCACACCTTCTTTTCTACGGGATATCGG